TGGTACGAAGCATCCACTCTACCCATTACTGGGAAAGTTGCAGATTTACCGTTAGAAATACTTCTAACCATTTCTGCACCTTGAGTTACTGAAGCTCTATCAAAAGAAGTAAGTACTTCTCCCGCAAAAACTTTCAGAAACAGAGCGTCTTCCGAACCACCTGCATTTACTCTTCCAACTGATACTGGACTTGCATTTGCCATAGTGTTCTCCTTTGTTATGACGTTTATTTATAAAAGCCTCTACATATGTTTCAGTTTCACATTCAAGATTGTCACCCGCAGGTGGTCAAGTTATTACACTTTATTAAATATGTGTTGGCAAGTTGCCCGCTAAAAAGCGTGCACAACTATCTACACTTCCATTTACGCAATGCTAGAGCTTTTCTTGTAGGTTGACCATTAGGTTTCTTCATGGCTCCTTTTACTCCAGACATACGTGCACAGAAACTGGCTCTACGCTTTGCCGCTTTAGAACCTCTTTTTACTTTTCCTGTAACTGGAGCTTTTAAATTAGCACCAGTTTTTCTTTTAAAATATCTTCTTCCGGCGGCATTTAAACCACCAGAAGGAGACTGATAACGTTTAGCCGGCATTACTTTTTCTTAGCTGTCTTTGCCGCTCGTTTAAATTGTTTTTTTGTTGGTGCACCTTTTGCTCCAACCTTACGCATTTTTTCGCCAGAACCCGCCGCTATACGTTTACGTTTAGCGTGGATGTTGGCATAAAGACCTCGTTTAGCCATATTACTTTTTCTTCTTAGCCTTCATTATTTTTTTCTGTAATGCTGAAGGTAATCTTTTTTGTCCACCTTTTAGCATTTTCTTGCCTTTTGATTTTCCTTTTCCGTACATATTATTTCTCCTATAGGTTTGAGTTTGCTAGTTTAGTTTTAACTTCATTTTGATATGCTATATCTTTTGCATATCTAGGGTCAGCCATAGCCTCTGTTACTTGAGCCCATGATGCAAAACCTTGTTCTTGACTAGGTGATGCTTTACCTTCTACAAGTTTAGGCTCAATTCCATTAGCTCTTTCAAATTGACCTTTAAGTGCATTGACTGCTAACTTAACTGTATCCATGTCTCCACTATTTACAGCTTTGTTATAAGCAGTTTTTTCACCATCAGTCATATTTTTAGAAGCCCAGTCAACCATTTCTTGATATGTTTCATCACCACCAACAGTTGATTTAATTTCATCTGCTTGTGTTTTTGCAATAGCTTCTTGACCGGCAATATAACTATCTACATATTCTTTTGAGATACCTGCTTTCTCTAATGCTTCGTAAGACTTAACATCTAACTCACCTTTTTCAGCATACTCTGCTTGTAAAGATGACATATCTAAACCTGCATTAGTAACCGCTTTCTCAGCTATTTCTAAATCATTAGTAGATTTAGGTTCTGCTTTGGCAACAGGGTCTACTTCTGGTTTTTCTTGAGATTGCCCACCAAGTTTCTTTTCTAATTCCTGATATGACTTTGCTAATTCTTCAACTGAATTGAATTTATCAGGTAAGCCTTCAGGTTTACTTTGTGTTGACTGTGTCTCGTTTGTTTGTTCTTCTGGTTTTTCTATACCAGTTTCTTCTGTTTTTATTTCTACTGTGTCTACCATTTAATTATCCTTCTTGCTGTTGTTTCATAGCACCTTGTACTGCGGGTGCTACAGCCTTCTCTGCTAACTGCATCATCTGTTGATTTTGCATAGCATCTTCTTGAGCGGCTTGCTCTTGTGCTAGTTCTTCGTCAGACTTCACAAGACCTTCTGTATCAATACCTAAACCGGTAGCAATACGTTTTATTAAATCCTGAGTATTTATACTTTGTACTATAGCAGGATTTACTTGTGCTAAGTTTGCAATCTCAGCAACAAATTCTCTTAATTTTTGTAAGTCATTACCTCTACCTAAAGCTTCTACACCTGTAATAATTGTAGGCTTAACAGAGTTTTTAGGTAATGATGGTATCTCATTTGCTTGAGACATTCGTTTCATTAATATGGTCACTAAAGGTAATTGAAACTCTTGTGATAGTAATGAATATATACCACCCATAGCAGTTTCTAATTGTTGTGCCATGTATCTAATTTCTTGTGCTGTTACTCTTTCAGCATCTCTTTGTATTGCTGTATTTAATAAGAACGCATAAGATAATCTTTCTTCTAGTTTAGCAATACTTCTTTCTACTACTTGTAAATCATATTGTTTTTGTGCTTGTAACACAGCTACATCATCTGCACTACCAGTAATAATATCACCATTTCTAGTATTAGCTAAATCTTTTTTTCTAGTAACAGAGTTAGGTCTTACCATAAATACTACTTTAGAAGATGCCGCCGCACTTTCTACAAGCGCTTGTGATAATCCTTCTAATGATTTTAAATCACCTAAAAATTCTTCTACATATCCTCTACCATAATCTTCATTATCAACTCTTACCATTCTTAATGCTTGGTATGGTAGACTATCAATTGGATAAGTTCCTTGAGAACTTTCTATTTTAATTCCTTTTACTTCTTGGCAAGTGTAAAATTCTTTATCATTTAATTTATAAATGTGTGTGTATAAATCACACTCTTCATCTGGTTTGTAATCTTCAAACTGTGAAATTCTATCTAATGTATCGCCATCTAAATATGTTGGATGAATAGTTTCTTCTATTACTATTTCAATAATGTTTCCTGAAGCATCTCTTTTACATACAAAATTTGTTAAAGGAAATACTCTCATAGTTCCTTTTTTAGGAAGATAAGTTAATACATTGCCGGCAACTATAAGATGTTTAAGCGCTTCGAACACACTAACTCTTAGAGCAAGTTGTTCTATTTTACTTGATACTTCTCTTTCAATAGTTGCTAAAGATTTTTCTACTTCAGACTTAATTTCTTTTTGTTGGTCTAAATCTTTCTTAGCATCTCCTGCTATTGATAATCTAAAAAATGGGGAATTGGGTGGAAGCAAAAGTAAAAGAAGTTTACTTGCTAAGTTGTTAACGCCTCTTGCGCCTACTGATTGAAATGGATTATATAAATCTGTAGAAGAATGAAATCCATCTGGTGGTAAAAGAGAAGGTATAGTTAATTCACTACATTCTTGTCCTCTATCTAAGAAGTGTTCTCTGTGTTGTTTTAAAGTTTCGTATCGCTCTTTAGCGCTTTGTTGTAACATATTATTATATTGCATAATATTAAGTTATATTTAAACCTGATGTAGTAGGTATGTTTAGACCGGAAGATGTTTGTAAAGCTGTAGTTCCAACTTTCTTTTTCTTCTTTAATTCTAAATCTTTATCAACGTCTACTGCTGTTTCTACTGTTGGCGCTTTATCTTCTTCAATAGGCGCTGACGGTGGAATAGGTGCAGGAGCTTGCACAATTTGAGGTGCTTTTGGCTTTGACATACACATAATTACTTCTCTGTCCTCTCTTTTAACATATTAATAAACTTAACAACATCACGTTGACCTGCTTCAAAGTATATTTTATTAGGATTATCTGTTAAAACAGGAGACTTTTCAGGATAAACTTTGTTTAAAAGTTTAACTAACTCATCTACTGTTGCAGGTAAAACTAAATCTTCTTGGTCAATCATATTGTTTTCTTCTAAAAAGGGCACTTTAGTCCCACAAGTTTCCTGTTATTGTACCTTTGTTATATTCTGTAGCTCTATTCTCAAAGAAATTAGCATGTTCTACACCATTTAACACCCAATCTAACCAACCTAATGGGTTATCTTTTACACCATAATTAGGTTTTAAAGACAATTGTAACAGTCTTCTGTCAGCAATGTATCTAATATATTGTTTAACTTCTTCTGCTTTTAATCCTCTGATACCACCCATTGTAAATGCTAAATCAATAAACTTATCTTCTAAGTCTACCATGTCTCTACATGTTTGATAGATACTTGCTTTAAATTTTTCTGTCCAAATATTTGGGTTTTCTTTTATCAACTGATGAAACAATTTAATCATGCTTTCAACATGGTGTGTCTCATCTCTAATAGACCAAGTTACGATTTGACACATGCCCTTCATACGTCCATATCTTTGGAAGTTAAGAAGCATAACAAATGATGCAAACAGTTGTAAGCCTTCACCAAATGCAGAGAAACAAGCTATCTCTCTAGCCATGCCTTCTAAACCTTTGCCTTTAGAAGTAAATAAATATTCATGTTTATTAGCCATTTCTTTGTATTCTTGAAATGCTTTGTATTCTTTATCAGGTAAACCAATAGTATCATTTAATAATGAATAACTATGTGCATGATTAGCTTCACTTGTTGCTATAGAAGACAACATCATTCTAACTTCAGGTGCTTTAAACTTAGGAATATATTTATCCAGATAAGCTTGTGCTATATCTACATCACCTTGTGTAAAGAATTTTAAGATTTGTCCAATAAGATTTTTTTCTTCTGGTGTTAATCTTTCATTCCAATCTCTAACGTCTTCGTGTAATGGCACCTCGCTAGGAAGCCAATGCATTTTTTGTTGCATGTCATAAGCTTCAAAAGCCCACCCATAATCAAATGGTTTGTAGTAAGTTCGTTTGTCAAATAAACTCATATTTTTTTTTCTAACTCCTTAATGTAATCTTCTTCTTCTTTTGGTAACTCTTCTTTAGTTTTGTCTTTACCAAATATACTATCCCAGTTCTCTTTAAACTTAGGAGTAGGTATATGTTTTCCGTCTCGTATTTTATAATTGTCTGACATATAATTCTATTCCTTCTATTATAATTATTATTAACAACTCTACTGCTAGGATTGTATGATATACAGTCCATAGTACAGATTGTTTTTGTTTCTTGTTTTGTTTTCTTTTTTTCTTTTTGATTGGTTTATAACTAACACCATCAAATAATCCACTGTCTGTCATTTTGTTTTCCTATATGCAATCACATATTGTGTTGGCTACTGCTAGAATAAATACATATCCCATGTAACCAGACAACAATCCAATTAATAATTTCTCAAGCCACCCCATTATCCCTCACATGCTAAACAATCAGCTTCAGGTATAATTGTTCTTTCTACTTTTTTAGATACTAACTCAGCTCTTTTAATTGCTTCTGAACGACAGTAATACAAAGTCTTTAACTTTTTCTTCCAAGCTAACATATGTATATCATGTAATTCTTTTATGTTTACATCAGCAGGTACGAATACATTAACTGATTGTCCTTGACAAATATGTTGTTGTCTGTCTGCCGCATGTTCAATTATCCATTGCTGATTAATTTCTATTGCTGTTTTAAATATATCTTTTTCATTATCAGATAATTCATCTAAATGTAATACTGAACCTCTGTTTGCTAAAATAGAAGTCCACGTTTCTTCAGTGTTAATACCTTTTTTATCTAATAATTTTTCTAAGTATTTATTTTTAACTAAGAATGAACCTGACATTGTTTTTTGTACATAAGCGTTTGCTCTGTATGGTTCTATTGATGGTGATGTAGTACCACAAATAATAGATGATGATGCGTTTGGCGCTACAGCTAACAAGTGTGCATTACGCATACCTGTACCTTCCATGTCTGGAGCCTCACCTCTTTTAACTGCTAGTCTTTTACTTTCTTCTACAGCTTGTTCTTTAATACTTTTAAATATTTTCATGTTTAATGATTTAGCAAGCGCACCTTCAAAAGCTATACCTCTTGATTGTAAATATGCATGGAAACCCATAGCACCTAAGCCAATACTTCTTTCATTGTTTGCACTAAACTTTGCTCTAAACAATTCATCAGGTGCTTTGTCAATAAAGTATTGTAATACATTATCTAAAAATCTAATTAAGTCAGGTATAAATAAACTATTGTTCTTCCATTCATCATACTTTTCTATATTTACAGAAGACAAACAACAGACTGCTGTTCTATTTTCATCAGTAGCTAATGTTATTTCTGTACATAGATTAGAATGATTTACTTTTAATCCTAGTTTTTTCTGTGTCTCAGGCAATGCATCATTTACTGTATCAATAAATGAAACATAAGGCTCACCAGTGGCAACTCTTGTTTCTAATATTTTTAACCACAAATCTCTAGCTGAAACAGTCCGTACTATTTTTTTAGTGTGCGGGTCAATTAAATTCCAACTATCATCAAACGTTGGTTCTTTAATACAGTTGTCAATTAAACGCATAAACTCATCAGATATATTTATACCATGATGTAGGTTAAGACATTTTCTGTGTACATCACCACCGCTAGGTTTTCTCATTTCTAAAAATTCTATTATCTCAGGATGTGATATATCCATGTATGCCGCATAACTACCACGTCTTGTTTTACCTTGAGAGAAAGCAAGTATCTCACTATCAACTACGTGTAAAAAAGGTATTGAACCAGAAGACTGTGAACCACCTGAAGTCTGTGTACCATCACTTCTTACATGTCCCCAGTAACCACCGATACCACCACCCACAGAAGCAAGCCATGCGTTCTCTGTGTAGTGTCCTGTTAATCCTTCTCTACTATCACCTACATAATTTAAGAAGCATGAAATAGGCATACCTCTTTTACTACCGGCATTAGACAAAACAGGCGTAGAATACATGAACCAAAGTTTAGATGCATAATCATATATACGCTGTGCCATCTCATCATTATCAGAAAAAGCTTTTGCCGCTCTCATAAAACCTTCTTGAGGTGATGTTTCTTCTGGTAATAAGTACCTATCTTTTAATGTTGTCTTACCAAA